ATTGAAAGTTCGCGAAGAGAAGTACAAGTTCGTTGTACACGCCGAGCAAAACTGCATCTACAACGCTACGTTGAACGGGGTTAGCCTTAACGGTGCTGACCTCTACGTCTATGGTTTACCAGTTTGTTCTGAGTGTGCCAAAGGTGTTATTCAAGTCGGAGTGAAGAGAGTGTACATGTGCTTTCCAGAAGATATCTATGAAAACTGGAAAGCATCGATGAAACTTTCTACTTCTATGTTCGACGAAACAAACGTAGAATGGAAACAAATTGGAAGTTCCTGATTTTATTCCAAATCATATTGGGAATCCTGACTATCTGGTAGTAGGGCTTTCACCCTCTACAAGAGTGAAGCCGTTTAAGAACGGCACTTTTGCTCGATTGCTCGTATGGTTCAAAGAAGTAGATCTACCAACATGGGATTTCTGTAATATACTTCATGAAGTCAACGCTACAGATATCAAGCAGATAGATGTCGAAGAGTTGAAGAAGAAATGTAGTAACAGGAAAAAAATCATCGCTCTTGGTGGTATAGTATCCAGAGCTTTGACTAAATATAAAATACCGCATCACAGGGTAGATCATCCGTCTCCTCGTAATCGGAACTTGAACAGTAAAGAGTATGAACTCGCTATGCTTAACGAATTGAAAGTGTATCTGCATGGAAACGACAGTTTACTACGATGAGTATCTTCGTTACTTCGAACTAGCGAAAGATCAACAAGCCAAGTGTAATCTTGGTTCTATTCCTTACTTGCAGTCTAACATGAACGACGATCTGCTCGAGAACGTAGAGCTGTACGACGTCGTCGAAAGAAAGTTTGCTGGGTTCTCGCAGATAGTGAACGATGCTTTCTACGGGTGGACAGAAGAGCATCCTTACTGGCCAAAGATGTCTCAGGGTATTCACACAAGACAGCGTGAACAGGTAGCCAAAGCTTGGACCGGTAAACACTCGGACTTCAAGCTTCCCGAATGGTTGTATGTGTTCATCGTTCATCGTATAACCGGTTCTGGTATCAACTACTCACGTAAACCTTCTGGTTATCATAACACCATTTTGTTTAGCTTGTATCATTGTAAGAATATCGAAGAGATGGTAGAACTTATCAACGATTACTTCGAACCGTTCTATACGTCTGTTGGTTATCAGTTTCCTAGCTTTCCTAAGATTCCAACCGGTTCTAAATACAAGAGAGCTGGCGATTACTATCTATCTGAGTTCGCACCAAGACTCGCTCGAGATCTAGCTGAATGGTTAGAAGCTTCTAACTCTAAGAAAGATCTTCGTGAGATCGGTAGTTTCATGCTCGACTGGAACACCAAGAACTGGCTTAAGCAGTACAAGTTTCAGTACGCTGCTATAGTAGCAGACATAGCGGATTGGTATCCTCAGTATGTCAACAAAGAAAGTCCTTTCTATTACGGCTCTAACGCTGTAGAATGTATATCATATCTTGCTAACAACACTCAAAAACTTAAACAAGAACAGTTCTTGGATAAAGTTATGGAGAAGATATACGAGGACACTAAAGCTTACCCGTACAACGCTGAAGACGTATGCTGTGACTTTATCAGATGGGTAGAGAACTATGTTAAACCGGGTGCAGACTACGATCATCTTAACTTCGATACTCTGTGGTCTTCATGCAAGATAAAAGATCATCCTTACGGTAGACAAAAGATGATGCTAGATCTCGGGTTGGTCAAGACTTTCAACGGTATGACCGCACATCCTTCAGATGATACTATTCTTAGACAAGTCGATATGACAGTAGATGAATACAGAAAGAGAGTCAATGAGTTCTTTGGTAGAATTTTACACTGATACTTCTAAGAATATCAAGTATGACTCATAATAATCATGTGATAGACGGTGTGAACAAAGATGTTGGTTTCTGGCATGGTAGTATAGAAGCAGCTCGAGACTATTATCTTTCTTTGACATCTGGTTGGATCCCGTACAATCCTGATCCAGTAGTAGTTATGCATGAAGGTGTTAGAGTCGTAAGAGACGACATGATAGTTGGTACTAAAACACGTGCCGGTGATCTTATCGCTTCACGCACCAATTATAAGACTCTTGTATATTCACAACCGCGTACCGGTCTTGCCGGTGTCTCTCTTATGGATGTAGCTAAACGACATAACAAAGAAGTAGTATTGTTTATGCCTGCTTCACAAAGAGTATCTCTTCATCAAGCTTGTTGTATAGAGCGTGGGGCTAAACCGATCTTCAAGAGAATCGCTGCTATGCCTATCCTTAACATGTACGCTAAAGAATGGGCTGAAGAGAACGAATCTTTCTTTATTCCTCTTGGCCTTAAACACGAGCTAGCCACTGCAGCTATCGTTCATGCAGCTAGTACTATAGAAGCTCCAGATGAAGTATACGTAGCTATATCTACCGGTGTGTTGTCACGAGCTCTTCAGATAGCTTGGCCAAAAGCTAAGTTTCACTGCGTAGCTGTATCACGCAATCTAAAAGATGGTGAGCTTGGTAGAGCTGAAGTCATCTCTGATCCTTCACCTTTTACTTCACCAGAAAAAGAACTTCCGCCGTTTCCTTCTGTAGATACTTATGATGCTAAAGTCTGGAAATATATCCCAAAGAACACAAGTAAAAATATCCTGATGTGGAATGTTGGCACAGAACCCATGTTGACAAATTCTGATATCTATGATACCATAGATTCATATCGAGATTGGGACAAGAATCTATGACATCAGTACTAACAGCACCGTTTATTCCTATCGCTAAAAATATGAGCAGTCATCGTGCGGCACAGGGTGTTATCTATGCAGATCAGCTGAAGCAAGCTGGAATAGATCTATATGTAAACATGTCGTTGGACAGATACGTAGAAGATCATAATAAGTTTGACGAGATGTATGTGTATCATGGTAACGATTGGAGTGGCCATCTTAATCTATTCGGTGGACTAAAAGAGTTTCCACACATAGATAATTTCTTGAACTTCTCTAAGTTTAAGGGTAAAGTTTATTCGCTGATCATACCGTTTCCTGATTACTACGAACAACTAAAACATAAAGTAGATCTTGCTAACTCTAAGAACAAAGAGATCGATCCACGATGGAATCAAGTCGATTGGAACAACATCTTACGTATGGAGAAAGAGTCTACGGTAGTAGATCCAAACGTACTTGTGTACTACGATAGGGTAGCTACTGGTGATAGCCATGCTATATGCATGTATCGTCCGGGCTGGATGGTAAACTCTGTTCCTTTCAAGACTCTGCATGGAGCGCTTAAGACTGGTTTGCTTAACTACGTCTATTTCAACAAAGAGTTAGTCGATCGTTCTCTAGAAGAAGTAGAGTTCTATTTCGGTAACATCGATGTACGTCATCATCTTCTTCGACAACCAGATCCCGTGCAAGCTACCAAAGATCTTGTTGAAGAATACTTCAAACAAGCAACAGAAGTAGCCAACACAACAGGCGCGAGAGTTAAGATATATGAGTTGTTGCCGATAGAGAACGAGAAGAGACATATTCCTAAGACTGGCTGGTACGAGAAGACACCGTTCTTTGGTTCTCGTGAAGAACGTAATGAGATCAGAAAGATCTTCAAAGCAGAATGTAAGAAACGTGTTACAGAACAAGTTCAACTGTTTCAATGGGTTGGTGGTCTTATCAACTCTCTTAATGAACTAGATTTTAAGTATATGGAAAAACCACAGTCTGTTCATCTTTCGCGTGAATACTATCCTCATTGGCAAGGTTGGGAATGGAACGGTCTTGATGCTCCAGAGATAAATACAACTGTGAATATAGAGAATGAATATCTTGGAGCTTTTTTATGAGACATGCAACTATTATTCCGCTTATTGGCGGAGAAGCTATCGCTTCGACTAATGTTTTCGGCGAACGTCCCGATTACATCTTATCATACAGTGCTTTCAAAGACAATGAGTCTCATCTTCTCAACTATTGGGATCATGAAGTACCATACTACTTGTTAGACGAGGGTGGTCGTCATCCACACTATGTAGATGTTGTATCGAGTGTGTGTCCTTGTGCTGGTCTTTCTATGTTCTCTATGGAGTACGGAGAACACAATCCAAACAATAAATGGTTGATCGAGACAGCTAAGTATGTTCTCGGACAGATGAAGCCTAAAGTTTTCTGGGGAGAAAACGCACCAGCTCTTGCGGGTAAAGTCGGTAAACCTATTTTGGATCAGTTGATCCAGATCGGTAAAGAGAACGGTTACTCGCTTACGTTGTATCGTACGAAGAGTATACTACACGGTGTTCCTCAAGTTCGCGAGAGAACTTTCTACTTCTTCTGGAACAGCCCTAAGACTCCTTATCTCAACTACTACAACAGAGACTACACTCCTATCGAAGACGTGATCATGGGTGTGAAGTCTAATACGATGAACGAAGTCATTAACAAAAACACTCCTACAAAAGATCCTTACTATCGTTATTTGCTTGAAGTCATTCATGGTGGTATCACACATCGTCAGCACTTTGAACAGTTAGACTTAACTAAGATTCCTGTTCGTTATCTTGATGCTAAGAGTTTGATAGAACATCATGGTCATAGCTATCGTGATATAGGTAAATGGATGCAAGAGCAGGGATACGATAAAGAAGTAGAGAAGTGTACTCGTATGGCAGATAAGCTAGAATCCGGTGGAAACATCATGCGTCGTGGTACGATAGTACCTAAAGACTATATCGGTGCTTTCGTTGGTCATTACCCGAAGATGTTGACTCATCCTTTAGAAGATCGTTACATAACGTATCGTGAAGCACTCAGCATTATGGGTATGCCAGAAGATTATCAGCTTCTGAAGCCGTCTGTTAGTTATAATCATATCTGTCAGAACGTGCCAGTTAAGACTGCTATGGATATGGCTACAGAAGTCAAAGAGTATCTTGAAGGTAAGAGAGATAATGTAGACAGCGATCTGACTTATCAGTACAATCATGATCAATCACATGAGTTCATCAGAAAGAACGCGGGTCTTGCTCAGTTTATTAATTAAGCGCTTTACATTTTATGCTGAACAGTGTAGTATAGAACTATTGTTTCTACCAGAACTATGGAGATATAAATGATGAATCGTATGCATTGGAAGTGTTATGCTGGTACTATCGTATTGGTTTTTATTGGATATATGTTGGGTAAGTTGGTATGAACGAACAAGCTAGTCTTCAAGTAAGAGACGCTTCTGATATCGGTGTCTTCAATGTTGATTTGCCGCCAGAAGCTATTCGTGCTTTCTTAAGTAACGAACCTATGCAAGAGATGATTGTGCCAGATAACATTGAAAATTTTATGCAACAGATGGGTATTACTGAACCAGAATATGTTGCAGAATCTGATGTAGCATATAAATACGCTGAGGGCAAGATCATCTCTGATTTTAAGTCTTACATCGATAAGACTTACTCTCAGCACTATAAGACTGAACAAGAATCGATAGAATGCTTCGATGCTTGGATCGCTCTAGGAGATGCCACTCCTACTTTCCGTAACACTGCTATCAAGTATTTGTGGCGCTACGGTAAGAAAAACGGTAGTAATAAAGCTGATTTGATGAAGGCGTTGCATTACACACTAATGTGTTTGTATAATGATCATTATAAGGATGGTACATAATGGAAATTAATATTAACGTAGAAGAACTACGCAAGCGTAAACTGTTTCTAGCTACACCGATGTATGGTGGTCAGTGCGCTGGTATGTTTACTAAGTCTATCGCAGATCTTTCTGCACTATGCACGAACTATGGTATCCCTGTACAGTTTTACTTTTTGTTCAACGAATCTTTGATTACTCGTGCGCGTAACTATTGTGCAGATGAATTCATGCGTTCTGAAGCAGAGCATATGATCTTCATCGATTCCGATATCGGGTTCAACCCACAGGATGTTATCGCTCTTATGGCTATGCAAGCACAAGAGCCAGATAAGTACGATGTTATCGGTGGACCTTATCCTAAGAAGTGTATCAGCTGGGAAAAGATCAAAGCTGCAGTTGATAAGGGTGTAGCCGATCAAGATCCAAACGTTCTAGAGAAGTTTGTTGGTGACTATGTGTTCAATCCTAAGGGTGGTCAGCAATCGATTCAGATCAGTGAGCCGTGTGAAGTACTTGAGATCGGTACTGGGTTTATGATGGTCACCAAACAAGCTATGCAGAAGTTTGCCGATTTCTATCCTCAGTATAACTATAAACCAGATCATGTTCGTACTGCAGCTTTTGACGGATCTCGTGAGATCATGATGTATTTCCAAGCTGAAGTAGATCCTGCATCTAAGCGTTATCTTTCCGAAGACTATTGGTTCTGTCAAAAAGCACAGCAGGCTGGTCTTAAGACATGGTTCTGTCCTTGGATGAAGATGCAGCATGTTGGTTCTTATATCTTTGGTGGATCACTCGCTGATCTAGCATCGATCGGTGTGGCGGCTACAGCCGATGTAGCAAAACTTGGTTCTAAGCGATAAGTGAGGAGTTATATATTATGAAGTTTGATTCTAAGACTATTTCTGTTCTCAAAAACTTTTCATCGATCAGTCCGTCGATGATCTTTCATGAGGGCAACGTACTGAAGACTATCTCGCCGAACTCTACGGTGATCGCTAAAGCACAGGTGCCTGTATCTTTCGATCGAAAGTTTGCTATCAAGAATATTGGTACTCTTCTTAGCACACTTTCTTTCTATGAAGATCCGGATGTGAATTTCGAAGAGAAGAACTTTACTATCAGTAAGGGTAATAGCAAGACGGTATTGTCTTATACTGCAGAGAGTACCATTCGCGCTCAGCCACCCGAAAATGATCCTAAGCTTCCTACCATCGATGTTACTTTCAACATCTCTGCTAGTGCTTTGGCTAATATCATGAAGATGCTATCGACTCTTGGTCTTCCCGAAGTCGCTATCGTTGGTGATGGTACTACACTTTCAGTGTGTGCTCTTGATTCTAAGAACGCTAAGAGCGAGACACATTCTGAGACAGTAGGTACCACCGATAAGAAGTTCAAGGCTATCTTCAAGTCAGAGAATCTCAAGATTGTACCGGGTGACTACGATATCGAAGTTTGTTCACGTGGTATCTCACACTTCAAGGGTAAAGATATCGAGTACTGGATTGCAGTAGAACAAAACTCCACTTACAATTGACATTTGTGAAAGGGAGGATTACAATGATCCTCCCTTATTTTATTATGGAGTGGTGATATGCTTGAACATGAACAATTTCTCTGGGTAGAGAAGTATCGTCCAAAGACCGTTGCAGAGACTATCTTGCCAGCGGATCTTAAACAAACTTTCCAACAGTTTGTAGATCAGAAGAACGTCCCTAACTTGATTCTAGCCGGTGGTGCTGGTGTAGGTAAAACTACGGTTGCACGGGCTATGCTTGAAGAACTCGGATGTGATTACATCGTCATCAACGGTTCGTTGAACGGTGACATCGATACTCTTCGTTATGACATCCAAGGGTTTGCTTCTTCTGTATCTTTTTCTGGTGGTCGTAAGTACGTCATCCTAGACGAGGCTGACTACTTGAATACTAAGACTCAGCCAGCTCTTCGTAATTTCATGGAAGAGTATGCAAGTAACTG